CTATTTTTATAAACATTGCCATTGATTTGATTTATTATTAAAAAAATGTGTGCGAATGTTATAAAAACTATTTTTATAAACATTGCCATTGATTTTTTTTATAAAATAAAAAAAATTGAAAATTAAAGAATATAACTTATCATTAAAATCGAAGATATTACATGTGTTCTTTAAAGGCCATGACAAATAATACTAATACCCAACCCACACGCCGTGCTTTTATTAATGCATCAAATCAGCCATATGCACAAAATATGATTAGAACATGTTCTAACTCATATTTTTTCCGTCGTTTAGTTGAATACGGTGATTTTTGGAATTTTTCCATTACGTGTCAATCATTGTTTGAATATAAAAAATATGTTAATTACAAATTAAACAAACAATATTCTGAACTGTATTATAAAGATGAAATATTTAGAACTATTATATTACAAAAAATATTTAATCCACGAAAACAACTGTATTTAGATTTGAATAATAGTGATATCATTACTGATGATGGTATTTCTGTTTTAGGAAATATACATTATTTAAATTTAGAAGGTTGTACTAATATTAAAGATGTTAGTTCATTGGGTAATGTTCATACCTTAATTTTAAAAGGTTGTTATAATATTATCAATGTTAGTGCACTAAAAAATGTAGACACTTTAGATTTAAGTTATAATTTTAATATTGATGATGTAAGTGATTTAGGAAATGTTAATAATTTAAATTTATGTTGGTGTACAAATGTAATAGATGTAAGTATGTTAGGTAAAGTCAATACTTTAGATTTAAGTTATAATTATAATATCGATGATGTAAGTGATTTAGGAAATGTTAATAATTTAAATTTAAGTAATTGCGAAAATATAACAGGTGTATGTGCTTTAATAAACGTCAATACATTAAATTTAAGTTATTGTTGTAATATAACTGACGAAGATATTGCTACATTAGGCAAAGTTAAAAATTTAGATTTAAGTGATTGTACAGATATTACTGACGTTAGCCCATTAAGAGATGTCCATACTTTAAATATAGATGGATGTTATAATATTAAAGATATTACTGTATTAAACGGTTATCATTAAGCTATGCTTTCTTAACAATAAACATTCATTAAAAATGCAGAGCTTTTTTTCATTGTACGGTGTTCATACATTATTAGGGAGATTCTATAAAAAGTATAGATAGTAAAAGATACTAATTTTTTATTTATAAAAAAATTTGATTTATTTTAACATTATTATAATAATATTTATACTATTATAATGGCTTTAAAAAGACTACATGCAGAATATAAACAAATAATACTTGATCCAAATTATTTTTATAGTGTTTGCCCTGATCCTAAAAATTTCTATACATGGAATGTAATTTTAATTGGACCGCCAGATTCACCATTTGAAGGGGGGATATTTAATTGTCAATTTAATTTTCCACATGATTATCCAAATAAAGCACCTGAATTTAAATTTATATCAAATATATATCATCCAAATATTTATACTGATGGAAAAGTATGTATTAGTATTTTACATAATGGTCAAGATGAATGGGGATATGAATCTATAGCTGAAAGATGGAATCCATCACATAGTGTAAATTCTGTTTTAATGAGTATATTATCAATGTTATCAAATCCAAATTTTGAATCACCTGCTAATGTTGATGCATCAGTAATGTGGAAAAATAATTGGGATGAGTATAAAAATATAATATATAAAATTGTTGCTAGATCACATTAATTCATTTCTATTTAAGAATATAATAATTATTAGGTATAATGATACATAAAATACATATTTGTATGGATGGGAAACTTATATTAAATAAGTTTTCCATTAATATACATGAAAATCAAATTATTATAAATTCATTAGATAATAAAAATGGTATTATTAAAATACCAATTTATAATAAATATAATGGGATTGATTATTTTCCAATTTGTTTTCCTTTAAAAATGATTATTATAAATGATATTGTTTTTAATCCATATATTATATTATCCACATATAATTTTAATATTGATAACAATATAGATTTTTTTTATAACATTAATAAAATATTAAATGTTAATTTTAATTTAAAATTAATGAAATTTAATGAAATAGATATACATAATTTATTTAATTTAATAAATACTAATTATATAAATGCATATAATTTAGATAATCTACAAAATATTAGTGATATAAATAAATTTACAAATAATCTATGGTTTGATATAAATATTATTAAATTAATAATTATATTTATTCTTGTAAAAGTTCCACATATTTCAAATACCAATATTAAAGAAATATCGCAAAAATATAATTTTCCAAAAAAAATTTTAACAATATCAAATCAAATTAAAATTTTTAAATATACGTTAACAAATAATGATTCAGATAATTATATGAATTTTACTGATTATTATACACGTGATTTTAATAAACCACTTAATATTTCAGATATTAAAAAAAATAACTATTATTACATAATTATTAATAAACATGAAAAACAAAATAATAAAAATGTTTCTGTAGAATTAACTGAAAGTGAAAAACCTAGTAATTTAGCTATAAATAAAATAATAAAAATTTTTGTTCATAGCATTAATAAAAATATTATTTCTATAAGCAATATAAAAAATATATTATTTGAAAATTTTAAATGGTATTTTTATCATCCAAATAATAATATAAATAAAGATTATATAATATATCAAACATTTATTAATAATAATTTTACATGTAATATACTAAAAAATATATTTAATATTGAATTATTACATTGTAATAAGATAATTGAATATTATCAAATAGATAACAATAAGAGTAATTTATTAATATTATCTAAATTATTTAAAGATCTTGAAGAATCATTTGATGATATTGCTATTTTAAAGTCTAATTCATATTCAAATACATTTTTTGAATACATATCAAAAAAGTATTCGACAAATATACCAATAATATATGAAATATTAAATATATTATTTCAAAGATATAGTTATCCATTAAATATAAGTAGACATGATATAGATAATACTTTTGATCAAATTTTATATTTTAGTTTATATAATTACAAACAAATATTAATTTCATCAAAAAACAATGGATATTCTAATAATACATCAGATATGATAAATTTAAATGATATATTAAATATAAATGTAAATAATATTATTCCATTCAAACTTAAAAAATTATATGTAAATTTATTAAAAGCATTAACACAAATTATAAACAATGATTTTGAATCTATTACATATAACCAAAAATTTTATTATGATTATTTACATAAAAGTATAATTAAAATATTTTTTAATAATTCAAATAAATTATCAGTTATATTATTTAAAAGTCTAATAACACCAAAGAATTTTGCTAAATTTAAAAAAATTGTGTCAACAAATATATTATTAATTGATATTGCAAGTAAATTATCCTGGAATACATTACCAAAAAAATTAAATTATATAAATATATTTTATAAAAACAATAATATATTATTTTATCAAGATAAACTCAACAAAAATATAATACCATATAATTTTGATCCAAGAATTAAAAAAATAATTGAAAATCCTTTTGAAATGTATAGATATTTAAGAAAAGAAAAAGATTTTGAAAAATGGACTAGATTTATATCTGATAAAATAATGCAAATATATCATATACCAATATCGATATCATCTGATGATTTTATTTATATTGGTAAATTAATATACCTGTTATTTAATATTAATGAACAAAATATTAAAGATCCAACATATATGCAATTTATTAATTTTTGTAACATCTATAATAAACTTGTATTAGAATCAAATAGAGTTAATATTAAAATTAAAGAATGCTTTCCAACTTTAAAAATAAATATTAATTTAGGTTTAATGGCTAAACACTTAACATGGGATAAAAGTTCTATCTGTTTTGATGAACATATAGAAAATAAAAATAATGAGAAATCAACAGATATATTAGCACTTGAAATAAAATTACATGATATTACAAAAAAATATTATAAATACAAGGCTAAATATTTGGAATCAAAAGATATTGATATTAATAATGAATTAATTAATTATAAACAAATTAAAAAAGATAACGATAATATAACAAGTAGTGTAATACCGGGTGTAATACCCTATTAGCTAGTTGTGCAAAGCACGACTGTAATACCCAGCTATAAAAGATAGTGTAATACCCGGCTATAAAAATTGAATAAATATTTTATTCAATCCAAAACTTATATTATATTAATGCAAATCTTTATTAAAACATTGACAGGTAAAACAATCACTCTTGATGTCGAACCATCTGATACTATTGAAAATATAAAAGCTAAAGTCCAAGATAAGGAAGGAATTCCACCAGATCAACAGAGGTTAATCTTTGCTGGTAAGCAATTGGAAGATGGCCGTACACTAAATGATTATAATATTCAAAAAGAATCAACCTTACATTTGGTTCTTAGACTTAGAGGAGGAAAACCACCAAATGCTGGATTCCAAGCTTTTTTAGATCTTAAAAAACACATAGCTCAGAAATTAGAAATTTCTAATGGACTTGGTGCTGCTAAAGTAGCAGGTAAAGTTCAAACTGATATGAAAGAGAAATTTGCTGGTGCTGACTCTATTACACTTGCTGTTGAAGGTCGCAAACATTTTGATAAGAATGTTGATCATTATAAAAAATTTATACCACCAGCTAAAGTAAAAGCTGTTAAAAAATAAATATTTACATATCATATAATCAAATATTCAAAAAGAATCAACATTACATTTGGTTCTTAGACTTAGAGGAGGTAAATAAAAATTAATTTATTAAAAAATAAAATAATAAATTAATATATACGAGTACTTCTATTTCCACAATCATTACAAATAATCTCATATGTTTTAGAGTTTAATTTATTCATACATGTATCTGCTCTTTTACATGAAGTACAAATAACATAATCATTTACAAATTTTCGTGCGAGATCTGTAATTTCATTTTTCTTTTGTCTTAATCCGTGTAGAATCAAACCATCTGATTTAGACCCTGAAAACCAGTTAATTTCTTTACCTGGAATTTGGTGCTTTAAAAAATCAATAAAGTAGTCTGGATTACGGCGAATTACTTTAAGATATACTTTTACATTTTTCCAATGTAATCGTGTTATACTGATATCAAGAACAATTTCAGGTAAAATTAAAAGATTACTTGAATTATTCTGATCCAGAATTTGGTATGCTTCATTCATCATTTGTTCAAAGTTGTATTGTTCCATTAATATTAGTTAATAATTATTATATATTATAAAAAATTCAATTTTTTTATATAAATTAATCTTTTGATTTATCTTTTAGTGATTTTAAGCTTTTTAGTGCACATTGTAAATCTTTTAAAGATGGTATAACAGATATTTGTTGTGGTGATTTTTTATCTTGAATTATAATATTAGGTTTAAAAACAGGTGTTGTATAAATATATTTTTCAGGATTTACAATATCTGTAATATTTATAGTATCATCAATATCAATAAAATTAATGTCTAATTGATCAGGTGGTGCATAATATTTTATTTGATACATACTTGACGATAAGCCGTATTTATTATTATTTGCCCATATATAACTTAATTTAATAACAATATCAACTTGACCATTTATTTTAAAATCATTAAATGTTGTAATTGTTTTATTTTCTATATTAGATGTTATTTTAAGTGCATCATTTAAATAACAAGTTAAAAAACTAATTGTATTTTTTTTTGTTATTATACTAACAAATTCTCTCTTTGACTTATTATTAGAAAAACATTCAATAATATTATTTTCTAATTTTTTAATCCAATCAATAAAATTATTTGTTAGTTCCCAGTTTGGATATATTGGTATTGATAATTTATTATATTTACAATTGGCCATATTATATAATAATCTAATTTTTGGTAATTTAATATAAATTTCATTCAGTGTATCAGGTAATTTATAATATATATAATATTTACGATTATGTTGATCTAATTTAATTTTTTTACCAATAATTAAATTATCAGTAAAAAAATTATAATCATTTGTTAATTTAGAAAAATCTATAAGATAATAACTCATTATTGTTAATTAATAATAATAAGCTATTTTTACTAATTTTTTATCAATTTTTTATAAATAAAATTGATTATATAAAAGGTTGATTTTTTTATAAATAAAATTGATTATATTATTATATAAAAGCTATATCTAATAATAAGTAATACAATGACTAAAAGATTATGTTTTGTTTACACTGAAACTAATGGATTACATAAAACATCTGAAGATGTTAGTAAAAAAAAATTATATTATTATGCACGACTTGTTGCATTAAATTATGAAATTGGATGTTTTAAAGATAATGAATTTATATTAGAAAAAAAAGTAAGAAAAATTGTTAAACCTAGATGTATGTTTATTTCAGAAGATACAATTAAATATCATGGTATAACACAAGAATATGCAACTGCCAACGGTGAAGATCCAGAAATTGTTATAAATACATTTAAAACAGATATTAAAAATATTGATATTATTGTTAGTCACAATATAGATTTCCATTTTAAAACATTATTAGCTGAATCATTAAAATATAATATTGTTATAGATTTTAATAATTATATTGTTATTGATACTATTAATTTTTTTCACCAATATGGATATTTAAAATTAAAGGAATTAGGAAAAAAATTACATATTAAAAATATTAAAGAAACAAATGAATTTAATGTTGAATTAATTAGAAATGTATTTTTTAAATTATATATTAAATATCTAAAATCACTAAACTAGCACTAATTTTATTTTATTGAAAATATTATAAATATCTAAGTTATAATATATGAGATTTATAATATCTATTTTATTTTATTTATCATCTTTTATGTATTTAACAGAAAGTGCAATTGTACCTTGTAATGATTGTTATCGGATTATAACAACACAACCAGATAATGATATAAGTAATCGTTTTGCTTTACAAAAAAACATAACTAACGAGTTAACAAAAATAAAATCTGCTGTGTCATCAATAGAGAAAATATTAATATCTCATGTGCATAAAAAATTTCCATCACAAATAAAACAAACTGAAGAATATAGATGTAAAAAATTAATTGAAGCAATTAAAAATAATAATTAAAACATTTTAAATGTTATATTATTTTGGTTAACTGGTATTTTATTTTTTATCGTGTCAACCCATTTATAATCTAATGGTTGTTCACATGTTTTATTTGTCCATGTCATTTTATATTTATCACAATATTTTTTATTAACAAATTCGATACATTCTTTATTTGTATTTCTACACGACCCTATTAATAAATCAGATTCTTTTGGATGTTTTAAACAATAATCATTTGACCAATTATTTTTACCTTCTATTAATAACTGCTGATTTGAATTTAAATTATATAAATTACTATCACACTCTTCATTAGATTTTTTAGTAAATAAATATGTAAAATTTCCACCAAATAACTCATTTGAAATTGGTATATATTTTTTTTCAACTAGACAACAATTTACTTGTGTTGATTGAGAATTTTTTATTTTCTGATAATCTTGATCATTTTGATTATAATATAATGGTTCAAAATGTTCCTTAATCCAATTATAACAAATACAATTGTTTTTTATTATATAATAAAATATTAAAAAACTTATTGTTAATATTATTAGCAATTTCATATTATATTTAAAAAGAAATTTATATTTAATAAATAAATGACACAAACTGAATCATCAAAAGAACACATTTTTACAGTTTCAGAATTATCAGAATATTTAAAATCAATTGTATCAAATAAAAAGATTAAAGTAACTGGTGAAATATCTCAGCCTAAATTTTCTAATGGAAATATTTATTTTACATTAAAAGATGATTCTAATAATTTAAAATCAATAATTTGGAAATTTAAAAATATTAATAAAGAACAATTAATTGAAGGTCAAAAAATAACAATGGAATGTAAATTAGATTTTTATGGTGGCTCTGGAAGTTTAAATTTAATTGTTGAAAAAATAATAACAAATGATGGATATGGTGAATTATTTATTAAATATGAAAAAATTAAACAAGAATTTAATGAAAAAGGATATTTTTTACAATCAAGAAAAAAACAATTACCAAAATTTTTAAAAAATATATTAGTTATAACAAGTGAAAATGGTGCAGCATTACAAGATTTTATTTATAATTTAGAAAATAATAAATCATTAATAAATTATGATATAATTGATGTTGCTGTTCAAGGTGTTGAATGTCCAAAAAATATTTGTAATGCATTAAAACTTATTACAGATAAACAATCACATTATGATTTAGTAATAATTATGCGTGGTGGTGGCAGTTTCTCTGATTTATTTGGGTTTTCACAACCAGAACTTATTGAATCTATATATAATTTTAATTTGCCTGTATTAAGTGCAATTGGTCACCAGGTAGATAATCCATTATTAGATTTAATTGCAGATATTGCAACACCTACACCATCTCTTGCTGCTCAGTTTATTGTTGATTATAATAAAAAATATATAAATAATTTAAATAGTATAAAAAATAATATTAAAACATCATTATTAGATACAATTACGTATAATAGAAATAATTATATTAAATTAAATGAAAAATTATTTATTACATTTAATTTATTAAAAAATTTAAAAAATGATTTATTGAATGTAATAAAATCTGATATTCAAAATTTAATATTTAAATATTCATTACTAGAAACAAAGGTAAATATTGATTCGCAAAAAATGATTAATAAATCAAACCAAATAACATTATTAAAAAAAAATAAACCTATTGATTGTGAAGATTTAGATAATTATATTGGTCATACAATTAAACTTGTATGTGGAAATAAAAAATATAAAATTAAAATTATTAAAAATTGTTAATATTAAAAATAATTTATTATAATAATATAATGAGTATATATCCAATGCCAATAACATATGATCAAAAAGATACTAATTTCAGTCAACTTGCACCAATACCAGAACATTATGAACTAATTCCAGAATATGATGAACCTGTAATAATAAAAAGACGATTCTGGCAAAAAATTTGTTTTGGTGTACAGGTAGAAGATCAAATTATTTCAAAAGAAATACCAGTTAAAAAAAAATGCATTCCTAATGTATGTCAACACCAATAATATGATTATTTTTAAGTAGTATCTGTATAATTTAAGCAGTTATATTTTTTAAGCCAGTATATAATATTTATCTTATCTTATATTAATGTTAATCAGGCAAAAGTATAGTTATGGTCATATTAAAGAAAATAATGACGATAATTTACAATCAATAAAATGCACTTCATCCCATATTAATAATAACATGATAAAAATGAAAGCTAATTTAAATGATAACATTATTAAATTACCATCTATATTTGACTTGAGAACAACATTAAAAAATGGATTACCAAAATCCCAACAACCATATGACCAAGAAAATATTGGTTCATGTACTGCACAAGCATGTGCTTTTTTATATGTTTTCGAACAATTAAAACAAAATAATAACTGTCCTATAATGCCGTCAAGATTAGATATTTATTACAATTCTAGACATTATACAAATACTATAAATGAAGAATGTGGATCTACAATTTCATCAGGATTATATTCATTAATATCTGGTGTATGTATTGAAAAAGAATGGCCGTATATTACAAAAAATTTTAAATTAAATGCTCCACAAAAATGTCAAGCTAGAAAAGAAATATTTAAAGGATTATCATTTTCTTCAGTTGAGCTTGATTATAATTTACCACAAGAAGAAATTATTATAGAATTAAAAAAAGTTTTAGTACGTGGTTATCCTATTATATTTGGTTTTAATGTATATGAAAGTTTTGAGTCTGAATGGTTAAATGATGGTATTATGCCGATACCAGAACCATATGAAGATACTAACACATCACATTGTGTTGTTGCTATTGGTTATGATGATGAAAAACAATCATTTTTAATAAGAAATTCATGGGGTGTTGAATGGGGTATTTCTACTGATGGTGGTCATTTTTATATACCATATTCATTTATTGCAGATGAAGAAAATGCATATGAATTTAAAATATTACAAGGTGTAACAAATCCTACTATCTTTAAAAAAGAGTATAGACCATGTTATTTAAATCCATATAATATTACACCAAAACACAAAAAATATAATATGCTTAAAATAACAACGGCTTGTTTAATTTATTTTATATATAGTTACTTATTATGTTTATTTGAATTAATTATAGATATTTTTATAAAAACAGGTATTTAATTTATATACACAATATTAAATAAGAGTATTTAATTTATATACACAATATTAAATAAGAGTATTTAATTTATATACACAATATTAAATAAGAGTATTTAATTTATATAAAGTATATATAAAATATATTTAAAAAGTAATGTTTTATTAAAAATAATGTCATCTATTATTCAAACTAACGAAACATTATCTGAAATATATAAATCATTAGAAACAGAAGTTAATCATTTAGAATCAATTAAAAATTGGGATGACCGTATTATTAAAATGAAAAATATTCGTGAAAAAATTATATTAGAGCAACAAAAGTTAGAAACTATTACAACATCTATATTAAAATTTAATGAACAAAATCAACCAGTTAGTAAAAAAAATAAAAATCAAAATTTAGATAAGTTAATTAATAGTTTTGAAGTTGCAGAAACACTTGAAGACAAAATTAAAATATATAATATTATAAATTCACATATTAATAATATTGAAACACATTTATTTAATTTTGAATAATATTATTACAACCCATTAAATCTAATGAATATACATTTCGTAATGCACTAACATCTGTAATATTATCACAAAATCTTAAAGTTAAATTATAAACATTACCTAATGCACTAACATCTGTAATATTATCACAACAACTTAAATTTAATGTATGCACATTGCCTAATGCACTAACATCGGTAATATATTTACATCCACGTAAATTTAAAGAATAAACATTCTCTAATGCATTAACATTTATAATATTATAACAATAAGATAAATCTAAATCATAAACGTTAGTTAGAGAACTAACGTTTATAATATTATAACAATAACATAAAATTAAAATATAAACATTGCCTAACGCACTAACATCTGTAATTTTATCACAAAAGCTTAAATCTAAAGTATGAGCATTTCCTAACATACTTACATCTATAATTTCCTTACAACCAATTAAATATAAATTATAAACATTTGTTAATTTACTAACATTTGTAATTTTATCGCAAAAGCTTAAATCTAATGTATGAATATTTCCCAAATTACTTACATCTATAATTTTATTACACATTTTTAAGCTTAATGTATGATTATTAACTAATGCACTAACATTTGTGATATTATAACAATAAGATAAATCTAAATCATAAACATTAGATAATGCACTAATATCTGTAATTTTATCACAATGACTTAAATTTAATGTATGTACATTAATATTAGATAATGCACTAATATTTGTAATTTTATTACAATGACTTAAATTTAATGTATGAATACGACTATTAGATAAAGCACTAATATCCGTAATTTTATTACAATGGCTTAAATTTAATTTATAAACATTAATGTTAGATAAAGCGCTAATATCTGTAATTTTATTACATCCACATAAATTTAAATCATAAAAATTACGATTAGATAAAACGCTAATATTAATATTTGTAATTTTATCACAAAAACTTAAATTTAGCGTATGAATACGACAATTAGATAAAGCACTAATATCTGTAATTTTATCACAAAAACTTAAATTTAATGTATGAATATTACTGTTAGATAAACAATTAATATCAGTAATATTATTACATCTACTTAAATTTAATGTATGAATATTATTACATCTACTTAAATTTAATATATTAATATTACTGTTAGATAAATAATTAATATTAATAATATTCTTACAATTACTTAAATCTAGAATTTTAACGTTTTTTAATTCACTAATATTGATAATACTATTACAATTACTTAAATCTAAAGAATAAACATTATCTAATACAATTGCATTTATAGTATGATAAAAACTTAAATTTAATTGCAATTGTTTTCTTGGATTAAATATTTTATTCAAAATCATAGTTTTGAATAATATATTATTATAATACATTAATGAATATTGTTTATTTAATTTATAATTAATATATTTTTTTAGTTTTGATAAAGATGAACATGTATCACATAAATTTCTTAAATCAGTATATTCATTAATATCTCTAAATATATATGAATTTGATAATATTTTGGTCATTATATAATATATTATTTATTTTTAATATAATATAAATCAATTTTTATTGGTTTAAAATTATAAATTTAATGGTGGTATATTAAATTATAATTATAAATTATAAATTTAATGGTATATTAACAACAGATGGAACAAATGGTATCATACCTAATGGAGACATTGGAGACATTGGCGATAAAGGAAATAAATTCATACTAGGTTCAATAACATTATTTGGAATAAATACATTATTTGCAATAGGTAATACATTAGTATGTATAGGATACATATTTATACCAACTTTATTACGACCATCATGTTGATAATAGTTCATTCGTGCTTCAACATTTTGTGATTGATCTTTAATTATCATATTAGTAATATTTAAATTATGATTAATCTTAATAAAATTTTTAATAGCTTCTTTCATAGAATCACCATTAATAGTAGTGACTATAGGTGATATAACATTAAATATCATTATATATAATTAGGAAAAAATATTTTATATAATAAAAATACTATAGTATTTAAAAAAATTGATTATGTTTTAGATTAAAAATATAATTAATTATTATTATAAACCATAATGGGTATTAAAAATTTACTTAAATTTTTGTCAGAACATCCTGATATTATAAAAAAACAAAATCATACTGAATATTATGGAAAAAAAATAGCAATTGATATATCTATATTGATATATCAAATTGTTATTGCTATTAGAAACTCTGGTTCTGATTTAACAAATAATAAAGGCGAACTTACATCACATATATTAGGACTATTTAATAAAACTATAAGTTTTTTAGAAAAAGGTATTATACCTGTTTTTGTTTTTGATGGAAAACCACCGCATTTAAAATATAAAATTTTGGAAGCACGTAAACAAGTCAGACAAAAAGCATTATTAAAATTTTCAGATGCACAAACAGATGTTGATAAGATTAAATATTTTAAACGAAGTGTTTGGATTTCACGTGAACAAATAAATCAATGTAGAGAATTATTAAAATTAATGGGTATACCATATATTAATGCACCACAAGAAGCTGATTCACAACTTGCATACTTGTGTAAACAAAATATAGTATATGCTGTTCTAACAGAAGATATGGATATATTAACATTTGGTTCTCCACGTATTATTAGAAATTTAACATCAAGTAAAAAAGTACCATTAGAAATCGAATTATCAAAAATATTAGAGACATTAAATATTACATATGATGAATTTATTGAATTATGTATTTTATTTGGTTGTGATTATTGTCCTACATTATCTGATATTAAAACAAATGAAATTTTTAATTATTATATAAAAAATAAATCAATTGAAAAAACATTATGTGCATTAAAAGATGCAGGATATAATATACCTGAAAAATTTGAATATATAGAAGCAAAAGAATATTTTAAAGAATCATTAGCAATAACAGTTACAAATGATAATATATTCATAACAAAACCAGATATTGACAATTTAATAAAATTACTTGTTGATAAATATGGATTAATCAAGTATAAAATTGTTGGTAAATTAAATAGATTAAATTATTTATATAATAAACTTAAAAATATCTAAGTTATTATTTGTTTTATATTTGAATAAATTTGAATGATTTCAATAGGTTTTCAATAGGTTTTCAATAGGTTTTCAATAGGTTTTTACTGATTTTATATAGAAAATATTGAATATTTAAAAAAAATTGTTTTTATTATGTACTAGAGAAATAATATTTATTATATAATGAAATTTGACGTAGATAACTTTGTTACTTATTTAAATAAACAGACATCCAAGCTTTGTAGCCATGAAAAACAAAAGAAACAACTTTTGAATGATGATGTAATTAATGATTTTAAATATACTGCTTTAGAAAGACTTGAAAAAATTGGTAAAGATATTTTACAATATAAATCAAGAGATCTCACAAAATTTTTGTCTAATTTAAAAGAAATTTTTAAACATATTATTATTAGTTTTAAAACAGATGAACAAATTAAAAAAGAATTATCAGATATTATTAGACTTGCATTAATTGCAGAGTTATCTGTTTGTATTAATGTTATTAATAATTTAATTATTTATGCAACTAATAATCGTATGAAAACATTATTTGATTGTTTAAAATATTATCGTTTAAATTTAGATAAACAAAAATCATTAAAAGATAAAGGTAATAAAGGTAATAAAGGTACAAGTGGAACTAATAAAAATAAACGTAATATTGATAAAGTAAATAATGTTTCACTGCCTAAACCAAAAAAAAATAAAAAAGAAGTAAAAGAAGTAAAAGATATTTTAGATTATGAAAATAATTCTGATTATGAATCATCTGATGATGAATCTAAACAAAAGTTAGATGGTGACGATGATGATGACGACGATGATGGCGATGAAGATGACGATGAAGATGAAGATGAAGATGATGAAGATGATGAAGAAAATAATGCAATGAAAGAATTAGAAACTAAAGAAAGTATTAATTTTATTCATCAAATTTTTAAAAATCAAGATGAAGATAGTGAAACTGATATTATTAAATATTTTAATAAACTTACAAAAAATGAGCAAAAAAAGGCAATGACAAAGATTAAGGAAATCAATTGTTATAATTCTGGTGATAAACCAATCTTATTTCAAATTATGGAAATGCCAATTAATATTGGACAAAAAAATAATATTATGAAAACTTATACAACATTAACAACAAGCCGTAGTCCTGAAAAAAAACTTAAAGCTTGGTTTGATGCACTTATGACTATTCCATTTGGTAAATTTAAAGGTATTAATTTGAGCGATATTAATACAAATAAGATTATCACTTTTTTAAATAATCTTACTACTGTTATGGATTCTGCTATTTATGGTCACGATGAAGCTAAAAGACAAATTGTTCAGATGATGGGACAACAAATTAGAAATCCACTAGCAAAAGGTAATATGCTTGGTATTTATGGACCTCCAGGAAATGGCAAAACATCACTTGTAAAAGAAGGAATTGCAAAAGCAATGGATAAACCATTTATATTTATTTCATTAGGTGGTGCAACTGATTCATCATTTTTAGAAGGTCATTCATATACATATGAAGGATCTATTTACGGGCGAATCTTGAATGGTTTAATTTCATCACATTGTATGGATCCAATTATTTATTTTGATGAACTTGATAAAATTGGTAAAAATTCTAAAGGTGATGAAATTACTAATATTCTTATTGCACTTACAGATTCAAGTCAAAACTCACATTTTAGAGATAAATATTTTCACGGTATTGATATTGATCTATCAAGAGCAACTATGATTTTCAGTTATAATGATCCGCATAATGTAAATCCTATTTTGTTAGATCGTATTACTACTGTAGAAACTAAATTTTTAATGGTTTCGCAAAAAATACATATTGCACAAAACTATTTATTACCTAATATGATGAAAGATATGGGATTAAAAAATAATGATGTAGTAATTGATGACAATACAATACGTTATATGATTGACAATTGGACACATGAAGGTGGTGTTCGTAAATTAAAATCACTATTATATAGTATTGTTCGTGAAGTAAATATTGCAAATTTGACAAATACAACTATTGGCGATACTGTTGTAACATTTCCATTTCATGTAAGTCAATCAAACATTAAACTAATTCTAAAGTATAAATATGAAATTGTATCTGAAAAAATTCACAAAGAAGATAAATGTGGTGTTATCAATGGATTATATGCAATGTCTGATGGATCTGGTGGAGGAATTATGCCAATTGAAATTTTATGGGTTCCATCTTCTAAACCATTAGAAGTTACAGCTACAGGAAACTTAAAAACGGTTATTAAAGAAAGTACGCAAGTTGCATCAACCCTTGCATTTAATTATCTTACAAAAGAAATGCAAAACAAATGGCTTGTTGATCTAAAAGATTTTCCTAAAGGATTACACCTTCATTGTCCTGAAGGTTCAACGCCAAAGGAAGGTCCCAGTGCTGGTACAGCACTAACATGTGCAATTTATTCAATGCTTACTGGAAGAAAAATTAAACATAATATTGCAATTACTGGTGAAATTAACTTACAAGGTCGTGTTACAGCAATCGGTGGTCTTGAGAATAAAATTGAAGGTGCAAAAAAAGCTGGTGTTAAATTAATATTATATCCTAAAGATAATGAAAAAGATGTTGTATTAATTAAAGAACGTAATCCAACATTAATTGATGATAATATTAAAATTATTGCAATTGAAACAATTGAAGAAGCATTTAGTCATGCACTAGTGTAAAAACAAACAAATAAATAATTATTTTATAATAACAATAGAAATTAAATGAAATTAAATGAAAATTTAATAAATAAAAATAATTAAATTTTAATAAAATCTAATTATTATATATGAATAATAAAAAATTATTTGATTACATTGATCAATATGGTGGTGATTCTAATAATTTTATTAAAATAAATAATCTTGATAGTATGATGGATTTTGAATCTTCTGATGTAAAAGATAATACAGAAGATTATACAATATCATTATTAGATAAAATATTATCACAAGGTTACGACAATGATGTTTTAAGTGATAGCTCAGATGGCGGTGGTATTCCCAATCCTTATATTATGGCTGCATCTACTGCATCTAGTATGCTTATGAAAAATAAAGATGCAATTAAGGGTATTGGTAATAATATTATAAATAATACAGGTGTCAATGCAGATGTCATAGCCAAAGAAAAAAAACTAAAAAAAGAAGCCCTAAAAGCTCAACAAGCACAAGAAAAAACCCGAAAAGCACAAGAAAAAGCAGAAGCCAAAGCCAAAGCCAAAGCCAAAGCCAAAGCCAAACTAACAAAAGAACAAAAAGCCCGAGATGCAGAATCCAAAGTCAAACAAGCAAAAGAAAAACAAGCAAAAGAAAAACAAGCAAAAGAAGCACGAGAACGAGAACAAGAACGAGAACGAGAACAAGAACGAGAACGAGAACAAGAACGAGAACGAGAACGAGAACGAGAACAAGAACGAGAACGAGAACAAGAACGAGAACGAGAACGAGAACGAGAACAACGAGAACAAAAAGCCCAAAAAGAACAAGAAAAACAATTAGAAGAAGCCCAAGAACTCCGAAAAGTAAAAGAAAAAGCCCTAAAAGCACAAGAAGAAGCCCTAAAAGCACAAGAAGAAGCCCTAAAAGAAAAAGTCCTAAAAGCAAAAGAAGCCCTAAAATCACAAGAAGCCAAAGAAGCACGAGAAGCCAAAGAAGCACGAGAAGCCAAAGAAGCCAAAGAAGCACAAGTCAAATCACAAGAAGAAGCCAAATCAAAAGAAGAATTACAAACAATAAATAAAGCAGAAGCTAATGTAACAGAAGCAGAATTAGAAACTAAAGCACAAAAAAACATTTTGAATTTTGATGAGTTATTAGGACAACTAAAAGCTTTAAAAACAACAATTTCAGAAAATATGAATAATAATAATATACCTAATCTAAATGCAGATAATAATATACCTGATCTAAATGTAGATAATAAAAAATTATATCTTAAGGATATGTTATTAAATCTTCAAAAAATAAAAACACAATTAGAGGATTAAAATAAAATTATTTTTATATTATTATAAGTTAATAGAATAAATTATAAAATAAATAATTTATTTAATACATTTTTAGTATTTATTAAAGTAACAATTACTAAAAATCATCCATAATTTGTGGTAAATCATTAATTATAAAATTATGAAAACTGTGACAAACATTATATATTTTTGACAGCATTACATTTTTATGGTTTCCATCAATTATATTATCATATATATAATTAGTGGTATCATTTAGACACGTTATACATGTCTAAACAATAAGGTATAATAAGAACAAGTTATTAGAAAAATATTTAGATTTTTTCATATTAAATTCTAATATATTATTGATTGGCTTTGGTTTTGAGTCATTGACATTTATTATTAATTGTTATATTTAATTTTTAATTTTATTTTAAATGAGGTTATAATAAACACTAATTAAAAGTGTTTATTATAAACATGTCTATTATAATGATGATAAAATAAAACAATGAACATTTTTGAATATAATAAATCAAATAAAATTACTTTTTATATTATTATAAGTTAATAGAATTAAGATAATAATGGTTTTACTTTATTTATTTCATTTTTAGTATTTAATATAGCATATTTTATCAAAAAATCATCCATCATTTGTTGTGAATCAAAATTATATTTCATAAAAAACCATTGTTTTTCATTTTTTAATTTATCTATTTTTTTTATAATTGAAGATATCCGCTTATTATGCTGCTCAATTTTATAATCATATAATTTGTAATCTTTAATAATTGTTTGATATTGTAAAATTATTTCTTCAGAATTATCAATAACTTTTATAGATTTAGCTTTATTTATTGCATTTTGTGTAACTAATATAGCAGCGTTTACTAAAAAATCATCCATCATTTTAGGTGAATCAAAATTATGTTTTGTATGAATCATAAGTTTTTCTTTTTCTAATAAAATTAAATTATTTTCTTCTTTAGATAAATCTAAATGTAAATCATTAATTTCTTTATCATCTGATTGTATATGTTTAATGATTGCTTGCGAATGTAAATATTTTGTATTGAAATCATTAATTATTTTTATAGATATAATCTTAAAATTATGAAAATTACGACATTCTTGGCGTATTGTTGAAAAAGTTATTTCTTCAATTTCTCCGTTAAATATAAACTCTTTTATATATTCTAATGTGTCAGAAAAATCAATATGATCATTGTATTCAATACACCAATGATCAAAATATGATCGTGGATGTTCAAGTGTGTGAACAAAAGAATTATAATTGCCTGCATCATGACAATCACGACAATCATGACAAATTTCACAACAATGTGTATCAATTTGGTTTGATTCTCGGTAATCGATAGTGCATACAACTGATGTATTCACTTTTATACCGATTGATCCAATCCAATATATAAAGTTAGTATAAATTTTTAATTTAATTGCACCATTAGACGCAAAACCTTTAACATTACAAACATCGTGATAACTGTAATTAGGAATAGATACACTATCACGACTATCATCACTATAATCACTATCATCACTACATACACTATCATTGTCATCATCAGAATTATTATCATTATGCAAAATTACAAAATCATGATAAATAGGTGTATTCTCTATATCTTCAAGTATCGGTGCAAACTCCTTAAATTTGATTTCTGATGGAAACTCATTATTATTAATTTTATCAAGTGAAATACCAAAAAATGATTTTTCACTTAATTGCTCTGTATCATTAAACTCATGTTCATTAAGCAATTGGTTCTTTGCATGCGACTGTTCTGTATGTGGTAACAGTGAAAAATCTTTAGAATTTTTCATATTAATCTCTTGCGATGGTAACAGTGAAAAATCTTTAGAATTTTTCATATTAATCTCTTGCGATGGTAACAGTGAAAAATCTTTAGAATTTTTCATATTAATCTCTTGCGATAGTAATATATTATTGGTAGACTTTGTGTTTTGAGTCATTAAACATTTATTATTGATTGTTATATATAATTTTAAATTTCAATTTTTTATATAAATAGTAAATAGTAAAAATTGATAAAGTTATAATTTATTTAATTATAATTATACTTTTATAATGAGTATAGATACATTAAAAGATAAAGATTCTTTACCTGTTATTACATCTATAATAAGTGATAAGATAAATAAAAAATTGTCTAAAATAAATATTCTTAAAGATAACTTTTACACATTAATCAATAAACATTATGAATATATTACAATTAATAATGATATTATTAGTTATTTAAATAATTATAAAAAGTTATATAATTTTTCAAAAACAATGAACATTTATGAATATAATAAATGGAATAAAATAAAATTAGATTATATAAATATTAAAAAAAAATTAACATTATATAAAAAAACATATTTAAAAATAATTAAAAATTATTCGGATATAATTAACTATTTTAATAAAGAAGAAGCATGTATTCTTGATGATAAAATTAATTTTATACAAACTGAAAATCAAAATATTAATTGTAATTATGCAACATTGTGTCAAAAATATATTGAAATTGTAAATAAACGTAAATGTTTAATTAAAAATAATAAAGTTATAAAAATTTATAGCTCTTATTGTCTTAAAGAAAATATAAAAGATATTATATTATCAGATGTTCAATATTCTATTGATCAAGTTATTAAAAAAATATATGATTTATATCATAAAATGACACAATTAAATAAAAAAATTAACGTACTCAAAAGTAAAAAAAGTAATATTAGTAATCAAATAATGGATATACAGTTACCAAAATTTAAATAAAAATTGTCTGCAAATGCTATGATTTAACTGAAATCATAGACATTGCGATTGATTGTCTGCAAATGCTATGATTTAACTGAAATCATAGACATTGCGTTTGATTGTCTGCAAATGCTATGATTTAACTGAAATCATAGAGATTGCGATTGATTGTTATTTAAGAAATAAATATTTCTTAAATAAAAATTGAAAATTATTAATTAATTATTAATTTAAATAATATAATATAATGAATCACTGGCAAAAAATATTTGATTATATAAGTTTACCAACAACCAATCTAGTATATATAGGTGTTGGCTCTTCAATGGGCGATTATAAAGAAATTACAACAAAAAACAATCAACAATATCCCTGTTTTTTAAATAAATTTGCAGGAAAACACCTTGTTATTTTGATTGATCCATACATGGAAACAAATTTAAAATTATTAAACTATTTTGAAGAATTAAATGATCCATTAATTCTTCAAAATCAAATAAATATTACAAATACTACAAACCCATATATTAGAGAATACACTAATGATAAAGGTTTATTTTTTATAATTAATGATTGTTTTTATTCTGATATTGATCCATGTATGCAACCATGTGAAATTGAACAAGCAAATCAACATGTTGCTGTAATGCATCAAATTATAAGTATCTCATTAGGAAAAATATCACCATCTAAAATTATTTTTCAAAATTATTCAGGATATGATACAACAGCATACTACATATCTTTATTTGATGTATTTAATCACACACAACTATTATCTAATGTTTGTTTTGATGTAACACAACAAAATGGTGGATGTTTTATTGATTTTGATCCAAATATGATAACTGTAGATAAAAACATAAATTTTATTCAAGAAAAATACGAATTATTAGTAAATTTTACTGATTCACAATATTATTTAAAAAATTTAAAATTAAGAATAGATTTGTTATCATATCCTCTTGTTTGGAACTATATAAATTTTAAAAAATCAATTGATTTTGAACGAGAATTACTACATAAAATAAAATTTTTAGCTATTATATATAAAATAGAATACGATTTATCAAATAATGATTATAATTATATATTGAATTGTTATTATAATATAATTCATTGTGTATTAACAGATATTGTTAGATCTAGAAGAATTCCAGATGAAATTATTAAATGCTTAATTACAAACTTGGAAAATCGATATGAATTTACAAATTTGATGAGTATACTAAAATTTGAATAATGATTTGAATTATCAAATTTGATGAGTATACTAAAATTTGAATAATGATTTGAATAATGATTTGAATTATCAAATTTGATGAGTATACTAAAATTTGAATAATGATTTAAATTATGTTTATTTTAATTGAAATAAATAAATTGTTTTATTAACATCTACTAATAAATCATCACGTATATTTAATAAATCAGGATCGGTATACATTTTATTAAAATTTTGCAAATAATCACGAATTTGAATAAATAATTCCTCAATTCCGGTATCTGATAAAAAATATGGATTTATTTTAATATGATTAATAACTGGTTTTAATTTATATCTACCAATAAAAGTTTCTGCAAATTTATCAATATGTGATTGCAGTGATTCATCAAAAACATCTGTTGCTTTATGTCTTGCAAATGATGTTGTGTTTAAGTGATATAATTTATTTGTATTTTGTATAGTAAAAAAAAATTTCATAGTTTGATTAAAATTTTCTTGCATTGACATTATATATATTATGACTTATAATTTTTTTATTTTTAAATATTTAATTAATATATAAAAAAATGAAAATACTTAATATTACTTTATAATATAATATAAATTAATGGATATTACTACTATTTCTAATAATAAGCAAGATTCAAATGAACAAATTTTAAGATATATTTTTGATATTACAAAAACTATGTTAACAAAAACTAATTTGGATATGATTATACAATCAATTGATAATATAGAAGATTTAACAGGATATAAATTATTTAATAAATCTGAATTATATAAACAATTAATTGAAATACCAAATGAAAATTTACTATTAGAAACGAAAAATTTAATTTGTAAAAATGTAATAATGCAAATTGATTTTAATACAATATTTAGATCAAAACTTAATTTTACATTTATTTTTAAAGATAATATAGTTATTTTGTATAAAAATAAACAAGTTGATGTAACAAATATATTGGATATTAAAATAGATTTAATTCAAAATTATATTGATATTTTTCCAATTATATATCAAGCATATATTGATACATTATGTAATATAATTATGCAATTTATTAATAATGATTTAATAGTTAAATATTATTGTATAAATATTCCTATTCCTTATTGGAAATTATTTGAATTAAAATGTAATAATATTAATTCAAAATATAATGAAAAATGTAAAGAACTTGATTATATCATTTCAGGTGAATATTATAAAACAAAACAAACTAATATTAATGATGAAGAAAATAATATAGATACAGATATAAATACAGATATAATTACAGATACAGATAATGAACAGTGTTTTTTAAGCACAATTGATAAACTAAGTATATTATATATCCAGAAAAATATAAGTTTAACTGATATAGAATATAAAATATTAGATAATCACTATCGTATGGAAGTAATGGCTTTTTTATATGATGATGAAATCGGAATATATTTAGAAATGATTGATAAAATTGATGAGTTTGAAAATAATATTCAACTATCAGATCATTCATATATTTGTACATATATTAAAACATTAGTTGATGCATCAAAAATTAAAAATATTATTGCTAAATTTTATTATGTATATAAATTATATGATTTTATTTGTAAGATTCCAGAATTTATTAAAATAAATAAATCATTTCGTATTACAGCATCAAATAAATTAAATGAAATTATTAAAAAAATCCATGATATACAATATTCAGATATCAAATTAACTGATGCAATTATATTAACAATAAATAAAACTAAAGAATTATTTGATACAATTGAAAAATCAATAGATCCTAATTATGTTTCATCGTGGGCGACAATTAATTAATAATATTTTTATATATAAAAAACTTATTTTTTTCAATTAATTTATAATTAGAATTTACAGGTTCGGATGTAATAAGTATACTATTTGAAATTGAATCTATATTTGAATAATATAAAGATGGAGGTTCGTAATTTCGTAAAAATAATAATGATTTGATACTATCAATTGTATTTATATTATTAAAATTTTTAGAAATAAATCTAAAAACTAAAACTATATCTGTATCACTAAATATAAAATTACCAACAAATTCAATGTTTTCATCATTAAATGTTTTAATTAAAATTTCAAATGCACATTTATATATATATTCTTTTCTATATTTTTTATTAATATTTTTATTAGTTAACATATTAATTAATGTCAATAAATAGTAAAATAAATATTCTGTGTCGGTTTTTCCTTGAATTTTACTAATATATTTTGGATGAATTAAATTATATATTTTTTGTTTATGTAATTTAAAATTTTTAATAAATCCATTATGTACCAATATATAATTATCACATACAAATGGATGACAATTATATATATTTTTTTCAGCATCTGAATATTTTCCTTTATTTCTTATATGACCAATAATAAACTTTGATCTAGTTAATTCTGATAATATATTTGTAAAATTTTTATCTTGATTATATGTTTCCGCACATTTATAAACACATAAATTATAATTAGAATCAATCCATGCTAAACCATAACCATCTAAATGAAAATCACTATCAAATTTATTAGATATCCCTGGTGTATTTTTATATTGTATTGATTGATTAAAAAAATTTATTAATGTTTGTTCATCAATAAATCTATTCATTGAAAAAAGTAATCTACACATTTATTTTAATATAATATAATTTATATTTTTATTTATAGCTAAAATAATAATTTACCAAGAAAATTTCCATCCAATAGTGTTATTATCTATATCTTCAATATCTACAATTGTATAATGTTTATTTGTAAGAAATAATTTGATGTTTGCAATAATTTGCGGGGTATATTGTAGTACTTGTGTATTTAGAATTCTTACAAAATTAATATTTTCTAATTGTGCAGTATTTATTTGGGTTTTAATGTATTGAAGTAATCTATTAAATTGATTTTCATTAAATAGTTCATTTAATTCTTGTTTACATGGAAATGTATCACGGTTTACAATACTAGTTGTATCAGTAAAATTAAAGTTTAAATTTAAATTATGTTGTAATTCATTTGTTTGGTTTTGCATTAAAATATAAATGTTATTATTATTAATAAATACAAAAATCAATTTTTAAATCATTATAAAAATTGTTTATAATATTTACATCTATTAAATAATTAAGTTATATAGACATATATTATATATATGTTAATAATGGAATTAGATAATTTTACTAATGAGATTAAATACTGTTCAGGTGGTATTTTAATTTATGATATTGTAGATAATGAACCAGTTGTTTTTCTTGGTAGGTCTAATATACCTAATAGACATAGTGATTATGAAGGTTTTGGGGGTAAATATGAAAAATATGATTTAACATCATTACATACAGCACTAAGAGAGATGATTGAAGAATTTTTTAATTTATTAACATCTACTGATTTTATAAATGAATTAGCAATTGATATTATTAATTTAAATTTAATAATTAAACGAAAACAATTATATGGTATGTCATATTTAATAAATTTAAATGGATTAAATTTTATTTTTAATAAATTATTAACAATAAATAATGAATTAAATAAATATCAAACAAATAATATATTTAATTATAATTTATATTTTCAAGATAGAATTATTAATGATTTACCACATAATGGTCTTAATGAAATTAAATCTTTACATGTAATAAAATTAAATGATATAATAAAAAAAAATAATAATTTAAAATTAAGATGGTTTACATCAAAAATAATATATGAAATGTTAATTAAAAAATGTAAATATAATAGTATATCTAAAACATTCATTTAATTATAGTTTCTTTTTGATACATATATATAAAAAACAAAGTTCTTATTATATTATTTATAAATTTAAGTTTTATTGGTTTGTTTATGCTTTAATTTCAAATATTTTAGTTTATATTTTATATATTTTGTATAATATAACTTTTCTAATTCTATATCATTCGCATTACCGCCATGTTTTTTATATTTTTGTATATTATTTTTATGTTTATTTATATATTTATTTATATTAATAAATTTTTTAAGTTTATTTCTTTCATTGTTTTCTGTATGATTTACTTTTTTTACTTTTATTTTACTTTCTTTTTTTTTACTTTCTTTTTTAACTTCTTTATTAAAATCTTCTACGTTAAAATATTCTTTGTCGTTTCTTTTTGTTAAAGCATGATAACTTTCTTTGGTATACAAAAATGTAAGTTTTAATATTTCTGAAAAACTAAATGAATCATTATTTTTAATATTTGATAAATCTTGTATTATTTTATCTAAATTAAAATAATATTTATTATCAATAACTTTTAATACACCTAAACAAATTATAATTAAATATTTTAAAAGTTCTTTATCAATTATTTTACCATAATACGATTTATTATATAATGATATTATTGTATATCTATTATTTATATTTTCATTATATATTAAAAATTTTGTTAAATTATTTATATCAATAATTACCAAATTATTATTGTTATTATCATAAATCAATAATATATCATAAATTGCAGTATGATCAAAAACACGACAATTAAGTTTAAATGTACATGCAACTAATATCATATCGTTTTTAATATGTTTATCTTTATCTAAAAAGGTTAAATCAGACAATACAATTCCTTTATTATTAATTGTACTTATATCATATGGCATATTTATAGATTGTTGTTCGACTTGTTCCTCAACTTGTTCCTCAACTTGTTCCTCAACTTGTTCCTCATTCATGTTCTGTTTTGTTTCTATTATATCAATTTGAGATGTAAAATAATCATTAATTAAATTTTCTAAGAATTTTCTTTTATTAAGTAATTTATGTGAGAATCTATATTGTTTTATACAATTAATGATATTTAATGAATCAATATCAAATTTTTTTCTATTTTTAAAATATTTATTAAATTTTTTAATCAAAATATTATATGATTTTGTCATTGGGTCTAAATATAATATTTGATTATTTAGTTCTGGCCTTGATATTTCTTTATTCAAAGCCAAAATGTTTTGTTTAATTAATACTTTTTTCTTTTGTTTATCAATAATAATTTGTTGAGCTATTAAATTATCTATAATAGTTTTGCGTATAGTTTCTTCTATTTTTTCAAAATTAATACATCCGCCTTTCATAATATTCTTAAATTTACTATTAAATATTATATCACATGTCTGTGTTTCTAATATATTTCTCATTCTAAATATTCCTTGAGAAAAATCTCTCATAATTGTTTTATTAGTAATCGTTATTAATCCATGTGCTCCAGGATTCATTATATTTTTTGCATCTACCCCGGTTATATTTTTATTACTAAAATAATAAAAAGCATTTGAATGAGTTATAGAATCATCATTTGCAAATTGGTCTGTTAATAAATTATATATTTTTCTTCCATTATCAAAATATACAATATAATCTTTTTTATTTTCTAATTTTTTATATTCATTGATAAATGAATTTATATCATATTTAATAAATATTCCTCCAATATCTATTAATACTTCATAATTATTTAAACAACTAAAAATATCTTCAATTAATATTTTTTTATTAACATAGATATTTTTTATAATATCTTCATTATTAATAATACTGATTATTGCATCTGATACAGTATTATATGATTTAATTTTACTATATGTTATATAATTAGTTGGATTAAAATTAATATCAATATCACTACTAAAACTTTTTGGTAGTTCAATATATGCTGTGCCAGTAAAACAAACAAAATTTTTAACATTTCTATAAAGTAATAAATCATTAAATGATATATTTTTGCATTTAGAATAATAATTGATATTTAATGATAAAAATTTTTTTATTATTATTTCAAAATCAGAATCTTGTAATTCAAATTTTTCAATATATTTATTTTTAAAGTGATTAGTATTACTAATATAATCTTTGTAACTATTAGGTATTTCTGATAAAAAACTAAATATTTTTTCAGTATTATCACCTACAACGGAACTATATAAACTTTCAAAATAATTAATTATATAATCTTTATCAATTTTTCTATAATTTGAGTCTACAATTTTATAGCAAAAGAATGTTAAAATATATGTTAATATTGAATCTGAAAATTCTGAACCCATTGCCGGATTATCAATAGCAGAATATGGAATCGCTTTAAATTTATAATTATATGATATTTTAGAATCATATTCTTTAGGCATTCCATAATCAAAATTATATTGTTTGGTTAATATAAAAAATAGTACATTATCTTTAATATATTTTATTAAATTGTCTATTTCTTTTTGTTTGGGCTCATCAAAATTTTTTTTAATTATATCATCATACCATTTATAAATTTTATCAATTGTTTCTTTATTTAAATTATAAATATAATTATGGATTTTATTCGATTCATAATTTTCATGTAAAATATTCCAAAAATCAGTATTATTAAATATGTCATTATATAACATATTACTTAATATATATAAGTCATCTGTATATTCTAATTTTTTTTTGTTAAATGGAATGTTTAATTCACATGTTAATGGATTTGCCATCATATCAATTTCATCATATATCATATATTTTGTTTCTGTATCAATTATATTTTTTAAAAACATTATTTTATAGTTTGAATCGCTAATTAGATAAACAACAAATGAATTTTCATATTGTTTTTTCATTGGATATATTAAAATTTCAATATTATTAAATATTAAAAATAAATGTTTCATAAGTATTTCAAATGATGAATTAATTAAAAATTCAGGCATAACAATATATATTTCATTATTGTAATTGTAATTAATAATTTCATTTGTAAAAAAATGATTAAGTAATAAAATACAAATATAGGGGGTAATACTTGTTGTTTTACCAGAACCCATAATTAATTCTTGAATTGGATATAATTCATTTTTATTATTATTAATTAAATAATTAAATAATTCAGTTGCTTTTATAATATTTGTATCAAATATATTATCATCTAATTTTGGAATAAATACTTTTAATAATAATTTAAATTTGTTTTTTATATTACTTACTTGTAAAACGTTTGAATAATTTATTTCTAATAAATATGTTAAATTTTTAATAATATTTATATTTTTTTTTATTATATATGCTATTTTACCTGTACTATTTGAATCATCTGCACTATCTGAATCATATGCACTATCCAGATCATCTATACTATCTGAATCATATGTATTATATGTATTATATGAATTCTTTTTATAAAAAGAATATTCATATTGAGATCCATCATTTCTTAAACTATATATAATATCTTGTTCAAAATATAAATATGTTCGTGCATCATATCCTAAATTATTATTATTGAGATTTAAATTAACATAACCTAATTCTTCACGTGATGATAATTCATAATAATTTAATTTTAATAAAATATTATATTTATTATATAATTTATTTGCATGTAAATAATAATATTCATTTAAAATTTTATCATCATAAAATAATAATAATATTGGAATACAATATATATTATTAAAATCTGAAAATAAAATATTTAATAAATTTTGAATGTTAACATTTTGTTTATTTTGATTTAAAATATTTTTAATTTGTTCAATATTTTGTAATATTAGATATGGACTATTATAATTTATACAATTAATTAACAATGATAATACTTCATAAATATTACTAAATATATATTTATTATTAAATTTATTTATTATTTTATAATAATAAATTTCCAATTCTGTATCAAGCTCAATTATATTGTTAATAGATTGATTTTTATTATTATTATTTGTAAACTCAAATGTTTTATAATTTCTATTTTTATTATATATATAATTATAATTATATATACATAATAATTTATCATTGTCAATACAATCGCTATTATTTTGAGATAATTTTAATATACCATAATTATGATAAATATCTATATCATCGCAAAAATGAACTTGATAATCAATATTATTTATAGTATAAAAAACATTACCATTATGCATTTTAAATATTAAATCATAATTAAGTGTTCTTAAAAAATATTCATATGTTCTTTCATTTAGATATATAAATAAACCAATATCATTATTTGTCATTAACTTATAAAATTGTTCATATTCTATTGGTAATTCATCATATGATATTATTTTATATATTATTTCATTTTCAACATAATAGAATTCAAAATTAAATTCATCATTTACTACTATTATATTTGGATCATTTTTATTAACACCTCTAAATTTATTTCCATTTGATGAATAATAAAAATTTAATACTAAATATAAAGAATATTTTGTATCTAATAAATTTTTAATAATTTCTATTGATTGATCTGTATTTTGAACATTTTTATAAAATAATAATTGATAATTACCATAATTAATTTTATAAAAATCAATAATTGAATGGTATAAGTTATTTTCTTTAATTTTGCAATCATACGTTGATGATAAAAAATATTTTTTTTCTACATTTGCAATTAAAGTTTTTTCTTTATCTAGATTAATTATATGTTTTTCAGGAATAATATATTCTTTATCATATTTTAATATATACGTATATATTAATGATTTAAAAAAATCTATATGAAATATTTCATCAAAATATTCATATATATGAGGATCATATTTATCAAAAATAGTTTCTTCAATTTTTTCTGTAGATAATTCACATAAATAAAAATAAATAATATAATGTTTTAATATATTAAATGTTGGTGCTATACCTTCTTCTAATATTTTTTTAGTATTTTCTTTTAATAATAATATATTTTGTTCAGTTATTTTAAATCCTCCTGGATATCCAATAATTTCAGAATTTGTGTTTGTATATGTATTTATAATAAAATTTTCTTTTTTTGTTTTATCATATAATTCTTTATTGTAATAACCATATGTTTCATATATTAATTCTTTATAATCTTGTGTTATTGGGTCACTTGTATTATTTACTAATGAATACCATAATAAAAAATTTGTTTTATTTTTAAATGTTACTAAAATTTCATCATCATCCTTGTTTTCAATATATTTTACAAACATTTTTTCATTATTATTTTTTACTTTAATAACTATTAAATTATAACTACTATTAATATCTATTTTTTTGTAATTTGTTATATCTGGAAAGATTCCAATATTATCATTTAAATCTTTTATAAGAATATCAATAATTTTACTAAAATATGAATTAATAACAGGTATATCTTTAAAAAATATATAATTATAAAATGAAATATTAGCTTCTTTTTTATCTATATCATTATTTAAATAATATTTTGTTAGCACATTAGATAACAAAATATTATTTAAGCTCGCAAATTCGGGTTCACACAAATCTCTTGCGACGGAAAAATATCTCCCGATATGCAATCATCATTTTCGCCAACTTTCGCACACGATCGGAATCCGCGGTCTTCTCCAATATAACACCATCCCGATTTATTCTTGATCTTACTGCTCGATTCATCCGCCTCATATGATGTATTTGACTGTTTTGTCTGTTTTGAAGTATTCAACTCCTTA